TTTATGGCGTGGATTGCCGTAGATGCCACAGATACCTGGTGGGTCTATCGGGAATGGCCGGATGCCGGTCATGGGGATTGGGCTGAGTGGCGCAATGGCAAGTGGGGTGCCGGTGAGGGGGCAAAGCGGGACGGGCAGATTGAGGGCGTCCAGCAATACGTCTCCCTCATTACCACCCTAGAAGGTGAGTATCGGGAGGACATCATGGAGCGGCTTATTGACCCGCGTTTGGGTGCCGCAAAGTATCAGGGAGCTACGGGAGCTTCCAGCATCATTGACGACCTTGCAGATGCCGGGCTTTCCTTTGTCCCGGCCCCCGGTTTGGACATTGAGGACGGCTTGCAGGCGTTACAGAACAAGATGGCTTACAATCGCAAGCTGCCGCTAGACGGAAGCAATAGGCCGCGGTTCTACATCTCCGACCGCTGCGAGAACATCATTCGATCCATCCAGGAATACACGGGAGACGGCGGCAAGGACGAGGCATGGAAAGACCCGCTGGATTGCGTGCGCTATGCTGCTATTGCCGACATTCGTTACGTTGACCCAAATTGGCTTGGTGCAATGAAACAATCGGGAGGAAGCTATTAATGAACACATTAACCCCGTAAAACAATGAATAAGAGCGAAATGAAATGTAATGTTCCGCGCCGTGATTTGAAGGGCGGAAAGAAGTCAGTTGTTAAAGCCTGCGCCAATGGCGTAGAAAAAATTGTTCGTTTTGGCGATGCCAACATGAGCATCAAGAAAAGCAGCCCCGCCCGCAAGAAGAGCTACTGCGCCCGGTCTGCTGGCATCAAGGGTGGCGAGGGAAAGCTGTCTGCAAACTACTGGTCTAGACGCGCTTGGGATTGTTAAGAGAAACAAAATGAAGATTAAATGCACGGCTTTGGCCGAGGAAATGAGTATGGAGATTGACCAGCTAATGGCACGGGCGGCGCGTGTTTTGCAGCCAATCCACAGCAAAGGGAAGGGCAAGAACACATGGTTTACGGAAGATGGGGCAGACTTAATTCGTCAAAGCGAGGAAGCCCCGCTCACCGTAGCCCATCGTTACGAAGCCCTTGGGATTAAGACGGCACCTAATCCCCGCTGGCTGTATTGCACAATCGACACGTTCAAGGGTAAAATTCCCGTTGCTATCCCGCGCAAGATGCAGGGTAGGCTTGTAGGCAAATACTTTACAGCAGAAGCTATTCAGGACATCAAAGGAACGACGTTTAGACATGAAGCCCTTTCGCGCTGACATTACCACCAATCCCAAATGGATTGCTGAACAAACTGACCGGCTTGCTGGTTGGGAGCTTCTTCAACGCCATTGCGGGCGCGGAGGCCATGAGTTGTCTGAACGTGTTCTGACAGACAAGCTAGCCATGCCAGTATCGTTTTGGCATGGTATGATTCGCCAAATAAAGCGACGCTATCCTAATGCAAAAAACTGACGATCAAAAAGCCCTGACGTTTTATAGCGAAAAGGGACCGGATCATGTTGCTTTGAAGAAGGCTTATGACAACACCCTTACAGAGCTTTCCGAGTATTTTAACCAGTGCAGGCGGTCCTACGATGAACGGCGCAATTATTGGCCGGGCAAAACAGTAGACCTTCGTAAGCATGGATCAGACTCTTTTCCTTGGGAAGGAGCGTCGGACACCGAGGTTCATGTTATCAATGAACGAATTAACAGCTACGTTGCTTTGTGTCTCACTTCCCTTGCTCGGGCTAACATTCGTGCTTATCCAGTAGCTGTGGGCGATATGGCACAGGCCAAGGTAACATCTAGCTTCTTAAAGTGGATGATTGCTTCCTACATCCCCCGCTTTAAGCAGGAGATGGAGCTTGCATCTAACTACCTATTTGAACGCGGGTTGATGATTACCTACGTTGGCTGGGACCGCGAGAAGAACAAGTATCTTCAAAAGTTTTCTCTTGAGGACATTGCCACTAGCAACCCTCGCCTTGCCTCCGTCATCCTAGACGGCAGCGACGATGTAGGGGTAATTGCCATGCTCAAGTCAGTGTTCCCAGACCTCAAAGACAAGCGGGCAAAGAAGGCAATTAATGAACTTCGCGCCAAAGGCACCTGTGAACTTACGGTGACACGCCGCGACATTGACCGTCCGTGCATTAAGACCTGTGCTCCAGATGGCGATGTAATCTTCCCGCCGTATTGCATGGATCCACAGAAGGCTCCTTACGTTTTCTACAAGATTAGGATGACGGTACAGGAGATTCTAAACAAGGTAGAGGTGTCTGGTTGGAACCGTGAATGGGCCGAATACTGCATTGAGCATTACAGGGGGCAGAGCACAGACATCTTTAACGGCAATGCAGCAGAGCAAGCTACCCGATCCAGCGTTGCCGAATGGCAAAACGATGACTTGGTTGATGTTTTGTATGTCTATCAACGTCTTGTAGATGAAGAAGATGGAAGCCAGGGTATCTACCAAACAGTGATGTCCCCGTTGTTTACGGGCAGAGGAGATGTCCCCGGCCACGCAAAGTTTGAGCTTATGAATGGTTACGAGGACTACCCGTTTGTTGTTACTCGGCTTTCTGAGGACAATAAGCGGCTTTACGATCTCCAGACCATTCCAGAACTACTTCGTGGTATTCAGTACGGAGTGAAAGTAGAACGGGATAGCCGCACTGACCGTAACAGCATGGCTACCATGCCACCGCTCATGCACCCTATTGGCAAGCCGCCGCCAGATTGGGGTCCAGGCAAGAAGATTGGCCGGATGCGTCAGGGAGACTACGAATGGGGTCCAACCCCAGCTTATAACCCCGGCAGCGTAGAAATGGAGCAATCGCTTCTTTCCAGCGCAGACAAGCTAATGGGGCTTGATTTTAACAATCCACTTTCTGCTTCCCGGCGTCAGTACTTTGTAGATAAGTTCTTGGCGCACGTTCAGGGCGTAATTAAGGCTGCTTACAACTGTTTTCAGCGGTTTGGCCCCGACCAACTGTATTTCAGGGTCACTGGTGTTCCAGATGCTCAAACTTACAGCAAGGGAGACCCAGACGTTGATGTAGACATTTCTATCTCGTTTGACGTGCAAAACACGGACCCAGAGACGGGTGAGAAGCAGATTGAGCAGCTTTTGGCTTTGGTGCCTTATGACCGCAGCGGGCGCATTAACCTAGATAGTGCCATTGAATTTGCTGCTAATGCTATCAATCCAATGCTTGCAGACGCTATTCTTCAGCCTGTAGAAGCCGCGCAAGACAAGATGGTAAAGGATGTTACAGACGATCTTACCAAGATTTTCTCCGGCATTGAGGTGGGCGCACGGCCCAATGGGGCTGGGTCCGCGTTGGACATCATCAAGCAATACGCCGCGCAGCCTGACATTACCCAGCGGTTGCAGCAGGACGAGGCATTCCGCACCCGCCTAGAGAAGTATTCTGCCCAGTATTCCTTCGCCATTCAACAGCAACAGAACGCTGAGATTGGTCGTGTGGGAACCCAGCCCGCAAGCATGGGACAAGTTGCCACTCAACAGGCCAACACCGTAAACTACTAGAAAGCATAATGACTCAGGATGAGAAGGACTTAGACCATCTTGGGCATATTGAGGCGTTTCAACGCTTTATTGCTCAAGTGCACGTTTCTCGCGAAACCGCTATTGGCGACTTGCGGGGTGCTTCCACAGACCAAGTGCAGCAGATTGCTGGCAGGATTCAGGCTTACGATGACATCCTTCGCTATGGCGATTGGGAGAGCATCCGGCGTCGAATGAAATAAGCGGGCGGTTCGTTAATCCGCTACCCTGCAAAGGGCCATTGACACGGGTACGGTTTCTACGCGCTGCCGCTTATAAGGCTAATAAATGGCAAAGATATGCTGTGTGTCAAGCATATGCCTTACAATGCCTCCATCGTAATCGCCATGACGTTAAGTTGGCGGAACAAATATGTCTGAACCAGAATCAGGGTCCACCGCTACGGCCCCAGAAAAAGTAGTGAAAACAGATAATATGTCTGAGGGTGATTTCATCCAACGACGACTCGCCGGTAAGGGTACTGCGAAAGCAGAATCTGAGACCGAAAAGCAAAAGGAGGTTGAATCCACGGAGAAGGCTGAAAAGCCAGAAGCCGGGGAGGAAACGCCGGAAGCTCAGAAACAGGACGTTCTTTCAAAGGCTAAGTCTGGAAACTTAGATGACCTTTCGGAAGATGAGCTTAGTCAACTGGCTAAGTCCATCGGAAGTAAGGCGGTAGCTCGCTATGGTGAGCTAACGGCAAAGCGGAAGGCTGCCGAGGAGCGCGTGCGCTTCTTGGAGAGCGAGCTTGCCCGTCGAAGTGATACCACTGCCAAAGCGGTAGAAGAGGTGAAGGACAACCCATTTGCGTCTATCAAGGATGCGGCTGGGCTCTCCGAAAAGGCCAAGGAAATCAAGGAAGTGATTGAGTTCGCGGAAACGCGGCTTGACGACTCCTCCGACATTGGCCCCGACGACATCGCTGCAACGGTGGATGGCAAGGAATATACAAAGCGTCAGCTACGAGAGACGTTGCGCCGCGCCCGCAAAGCTCGTGATGAGTATTTGCCGGATGTGGGACGACGCCTTTCGGTTGTAGAAAACAGCAAGAAATTGCGAGTTACTATGGACGAGCAGACGCGGAAGGAAATTCCTTGGCTGGAAGATGTTAACGACGAAAGGAAGAAGCAATATGACGCCATCATTGCCGACCCGCGCCTCAAGAAACTTGAGGAGTTTGCGCCCGACATTGCTGCTCAGTTGCCCTATTTCTTCGCCCACGCATCTAACAGCATCTATGGACGCAAGGAGATTGCCCTGTCGGAAACGGCTTCGGGCAAGAAACCTAGTTCACGGCCACCTGAAAATCCTGAATCTGGTGCGGCTGCAAGCCGTAAGCCGGAAAGCGTCCAGACCAAGCAAATAGGAGACCTCCAGTCTAAGTTTAAAGCGAGTGGTGATAAGGGCGATTGGCTCAAACTCCGTACAGCACAAATCTCAAAACGTAAAGTTCTCTAACACCGCCTAACATGGCTTTTTCAAACACCTACGATACCACCAACCCCGGCTCTGGGGTTAGCAACCGCGAGGACCTCCTCGACGTTATTACGACTCTTGCCCCGCAAGATACGCCTATCCTCTCGATGGCC